CGGCAATCAAGAGCCCGGCGCAGATCGAGAAACTGGTCGGGAAGAAAAACTTCCCGGCAGATTTGGTGGCGGCGGTCTCCAGCGGTGAAACGCTGGCCCCCGCGGCCGACAAACGACCCGCTGTGGTCGCCACTACCGCGGCCGATGATTTTGCCGCAATCGAGAAAAACTAGGAGACGTTTATGAGCAAGGTAATCACCCCGCGGGCGCGCTTGAGCTACCCGCACCTGTTCGAGCCCCAGACCCCGCCCGGGTCCTCCACGCCGGTCTATTCGTGCGCTTTGGTGTTCGAGCCCGGCGCCGACCTGAGCGCGCTGCGCGCTGCGGCCGACGAGGCCGGCAAGGAGCATTGGGGCGCCAAGTGGGCCGAGATGGTCAAAACGGGCAAGGCCCGCCTGCCGTTCCGCGAGGACGGTGTCGACAAGGGCTACGAACAGGGCAGCGTGTTCTTGAACGTCAAGAGCCAGCAGCGGCCGGGCGTTGTGTCGATTTACGCGGGCCCGGATGGGCGCCCGCAGCCAATCGAGAACGCGGCCGATGTGTACGCGGGCTGCTACGTCCGCGCTAGCCTGCGCCCGTTCCCGTACGACAAAAACGGGAACAAGGGGGTCAGCTTCGCGCTCGGCAATCTGCAAAAGATTGGCGACGGCGAGCGGCTTGACGGCCGCGCCCGAGCGCAGGACGAGTTCGAGGCCGAGGCCGGGGAGTCACTCGACGACCTGTAAACCATTCGGCGCGGCGGCCATCGCGGTCGCCGCGTCCCAACCGAGGACACGAGAATGCCAGCACATCACAAACGCAGCGAGACCGGAGTGGCCGCTGCGAATCCGCACAGCGGGCCCAGAGGCGGCGACGCCAGCTATCGGGCCTACTTCCAGACCGCCGAGCAATTCCAAGCCGCGATGACCTTGGCCGCCCGACTTGAGGCCAAGGGCATGCCCCGCCGCGCGTGGCGGGTCCGGCTGAATCTTGATGGCCAGCAGCCGGTGTATTGCGCGCCGAAGGACGACGAGGAAGACGATGCCGAGGACGAGAATGGCACCGCGCAACGCCCCGTCCGCACAATGTCTCTCGAGCTACTGCTGGAAGCGCAGGCCGAAATCAAGAAGCTGATAAAAAAGAGCCAACTATCTCACCGAAAACTTTCGGCTGAGCTCGGCGTTTCGCAGCAAACAGTCTCAAGTTGGAACAAAGGCGGATACATCGGCAAAGACTCGTTTGAAAAACTCAAAAAGTTCGTGGAGAGCATGAAGAAATGAGCAGACGTGCGACAGATTATTTAGCGCAAGCGAAGGCTGAAATGGAGGACCGCGCGGCCAGCCGAGACACGCCAACCGGAGAGCGCTCGATGGCCAGAGCCGTGGCAGCTTTTAACACTCTCTACAATCATGATCTGACCGAGACAGAGGGCTGGCAGTTTATGTCCATTCTCAAAAAGGCGCGGGGCGCGCAGGGCGCATATCGGGAAGACGACTACATCGACGATGTCGCGTACGCAGCGCTTGCAGCCGAAAGCGCCAGCGGCGCAAGGGGGGAGAAATGAGAAACCGATACCCGGGCCAATGCTATGCCTGTGGTGCGACGGTCGAGAGGGGAGCTGGGCATTTTGAGCGCCACCTTGGCGGCTGGCGAACAATCCATGCGCCGTGCGCTATCAAGCAGCGGGCCGACAAAAACAAATCCGCGAAAGGGGGGAAGATATGACACGCGAAGAAATCATAGGTCTGGCGCGGGAAGCTGGGTTCAGCGTGGCGTGGCCGGAAACAGTACCCAATTTTGAACGATTTGCCGCACTGGTCGCCGCCGCAGAGCGGGAGGCGTGTGCGGTGTTGGCTGAAACTCCGATACATCGGCACGAAATCGCGGAGAAAATCCGCGCAAGGGGGCAGGAATGAGTATCGAAACAGGCAAGTCGGGGTTCGCGTTGTCTGCTCAATTTAAGCCTAAGCATGAGGTCACTTTTCACAATGGAGATCACCAGATTGGGCGGCTGGATTTCAACGGCGGCGTGATGATTTTTGAGGGGCAGGCGGAAGAGAGCGCCCAAGTATTTATTGATTTCCTCGCGGAAAGATTTGCTGGTCGCTTGAAAGAAGAGCGGGAGCGTTGCGCAAAAATTTGCGAGCAGCTACAGGACTGGCCCGAGGGCGCAACGCCCTACGATTGCGCTACGGCAATCCGTTCTGCTGATTGAGCAACAGCAAGATTTTTTGCATTGCGTCATCAAACCCTCGGCCTACGATCACCTCGTGGCCGAGGCTTCTCAAATATTTGTGCCAGTCTCGCTGCTCAGCCGAAATTGAGCCGCCCTTCCGACGCTTCATCTCAATCCACAAACTCATTGCCGGCACAAACAAATCAGGGACGCCCGGGCTGACACCCTCAGCCTTAAGCCGCCCGGCGGTCGCTAAGCTTCTGGCGCCGCCGTTGGCAATTGCAAAAATCCGCAGATCAGGCCACTTGCGCCGAAACCACTGCACCAGCAGCCGCTGCTCCTCGTGCTCTGTCGGCAGCCGACCAGTCGCGGCGCGTGACTCGGTAAAATTTGCCATCTTTTCTGTACCTAATTTTCTGCGGCGGTTTTCCGCCATTTAGCTCTCGCGCAACGTCCGTCAAATCGTGCTGGTCAAGGGCGCTGAGGGCGCCGGAGTGCCTCGCCATCACGGCCAGCAATTGTAACGCCCTTTGTCCGGGCTGGCCGTCATGAAGCACCGGCAAATACTCCAGCACTGGCTGAGCCGACATGTCATCGGTGTAGTAGCTCACCGCCAGCATCTCAATCCCGCTGGCTCGCGAAACATGCTTACGCCACCACCAGTGCGACACAATAAGCTCGTTGCCCGATGCGCCCATGATGTCATCATTATGCAGTTCCAATTTTTTGGCTTGTGGCGCCGGAAATTCGTAGCCGCAGGACGAACACTCCCGAGCCGCAATTGCGACCAGCTCATGACATTCTGGGCATGACTTGACTGGCGCCTCG